GCGAGTATATTGAGCCGCAGACGGGACGGCGCACATACGGCACAGGTAAGGCTACCATTCCACCGACAGCCCCTGCCCGACCATCGGAGCGGCACAGTTGGGATGCTGCAACTAATAGCTGGATATTGCTATGAAAGATTACAAAGATTTTGGCATACAGATACCCTACGGCCGAACAGGAGGAAAGGTAAAGACCTATTGCCCACAATGCCATAACCAACGGCGCGACAAGAGGGATAAGAGCCTATCCGTTGATTTGGATAAAGGGTTATGGCACTGCCATTACTGCGGCTGGAGCGGCACGCTTACCGAAAGCACTTATGATCCGTCGCCAGAGGGAAAACGTAAATGGATGGAGCAACAACCGTGGTATAGGCAGACACAGATAAGGCAACAGAAGCGCGAATATAAGAAGCCACAGCCCCGCCCCACTGCTCCCATGTCGGCTAAAGCCCTTGCATGGTTCAAAGGTAGGGGGATAAGTGAGGAGACGCTGCTTGCAATGAAAGTTACGGAGGGCTTGGAATGGATGCCGCAGAAGAATGGACAGGCAAATACGGTGCAGTTCAACTACTACCATAACGGGGAACTTGTAAACACGAAGTTCCGCACGGGCGATAAATGTTTTAAACTCGTAAGTGGGGCGGAGCTCCTACCCTATAACATCGACGCTATCAAGGGACAAAAAGAGTGCATCATTACAGAGGGCGAAATGGATGCTCTGTCATTCTACGAATGCGGGCGGCATGATGTTATCAGCGTTCCGAACGGGGCAAACGCCAACCTCGATTATCTCGACAATTATATTGAGGAGTATTTCGAGGATAAGGAGACTATCTATATCGCCTCCGACACCGACACAAAGGGCGTTCTCTTGCGCGATGAGCTGTTGCGACGTTTCGGAGTAGAACGCTGCCGAGTTTTAGAGTATGGAGAGGGCTGTAAGGACGCTAACGAACATCTGATGAAATTTGGGCGTGAAAGCCTATTGCAGTGTATCGCCACAGCCACCGAAATTAAGGTCGAGGGTGTATTCACGGTAAGCGACTTCGAGCAATCGCTGGACGCGCTGTTTGAAAACGGCTGGCAAAAGGGCGTAACCATCGGACACGATAATTTCGACCGTCTGTGCAGCTTTGAAACAAAACGTCTGTGTATCGTAACGGGTATTCCGGGCAGCGGCAAATCGGAGTTTATCGATGAAATAGCCGAGCGATTGAATATGCGTTATGGGTGGCGGTTTGCATATTTCAGCCCCGAGAATGCCCCCCTCGCCTATCACGCCTCGAAGTTAATAGAAAAGTTCACGGGGAAGCGGTTCAACCGCCAATCGCTGACATTCGGCGAGTATAAGCAGGTAAAGGAGCATATCGAGCAGGACTTTTATTTCATCGCCCCAACGGATAACTACCGAGTGGATAATATTCTTGAAAAGGCAAAGTATCTCGTCCGTCGGCGGGGTATTAAAGCCCTCGTTATCGACCCGTACAACAGGCTTGAAAGCGAACAGGGCACACGCAATGAAACGCAGTACATCAGCGAGCTGCTCGATAAGTTGACAAACTTCGCACAACGCAACGATATTCTGATAATCTTAATGGCACACCCTACCAAACAACCTCGCAACAAAGACGGGGTTATAGAAGCCCCGACACTGTACGACATCAGCGGCTCGGCAAACTTCTTCAACAAAGCAGATTTCGGTATCGTGGTACACCGAAACCGCACAGAAAATACAGTTGAGGTTCATGTTCAAAAGGTTAAGTTCCGACACCTCGGAGAGTGCGGCACAGCACTTTTCAAATACAACCTCAACAACGGGCGATATACGCCGTACATGAACGGTATAGAACCCTTGTGGGACAACGAAAACCATATACAGGCAGAAATCAGACGGAGGCAACAGGAAGCCGACGAAGCGGCAGTTCTCGATTTTAGCAGCCTACCCGAAGAGGAATGCCCTTTCTAACATAACAAACAACAGCAATGAAAGATATTGAACTTTATAACGACAGCTTCCAAAATTACAAGGGTTATCAGATACCAAAGGCGCAGCTGATACTTACGGATGTGCCTTACAATCTCGGCAACAACGCCTATGCAAGCAATCCGACATGGTATGAGGGCGGCGATAACAAGAATGGCGAGAGTGCAAAGGCGGGCAAGAAGTTTTTCTCATCAGAGAACGAATTCAGACCTGCCGAGTTTATGCACTTCTGCTCCAAGATGCTCATCAAGGAACCAAAGGGGACGGGGAAAGCCCCCTGTATGATAATGTTCTGCGAATTTGAGCAGCAGTTTCAATTCATAGGGCTTGGGCGGAAATACGGACTGAATAAATACATCAATCTCGTATTCCGCAAGAACTACTCGCCACAGGTGTTGAAAGCTAATATGAAGATTGTAGGCAACTGCGAATATGGCGTGTTGCTTTATCGTGATAAATTGCCAAAATTCAACAATGACGGGCAAATGGTTTTCAACTGCATGGAATATCCTCGGGACATGGACACACCGAGAGTACACCCTACACAGAAGAGCGTACCATTACTCGAAAGGTTAATCGAAATTTTCACGGACAAAGGCGATGTGGTAATAGATCCGTGCGCGGGAAGTGGTACCACCCTACTTGCCGCTGCCAATCTCAACCGAAAGGCATACGGGTTTGAGGTGAATAAGCAGTTTTGTAAGGATGCCGAAACAAAGGTATTGAGGCGGGTTCAAAAGAACTTATTTGTATAACAATAAAAAACAAATGTAATATGAAAGATTTAGCAGAAGAGTATCTTACAAAGGCAAAAGAAAACGCTATATACTTCAAAAATGGCAATTTTCCTAATATGCCTTTGTATCAAGAAGGCGACATCAAAGCAGCTTTCAACGCAGGGCGTGAAAGTGTGGTAGAGAATATACCTGAATTGGAGTGGAAGAATTTATCCTACGAAGAAGAATATTACTCATCTTATTCATTGGGCTTTAGTTATAGGGTAATGCAAAGAGTTAACGAATTTGCCTTATTCTGTAACGATTACTTTTTGGGGCGGTTCATTTCTATTGAAACAGCCAAGCAGGCTGCAAATGAGGATTACAAGAAACGGATTAAACAAACATTGGGGTTATGAGTATAAGGAATCTTGTAAAAATAGCGGAACAAAAAGAAAGTGAACTTTCTTTCGCTTTACAAAGGATAGAAAAAGAGTTGGTGTTCAGCGGTTTCCAAGATAAAACACCAAACGTATCAATGTGTACTGGATGCGAGATAATTCTTGAATATCATGGAAGTGAAATTGATATTAAGAAAGCTATTGAGTTAATGGAGGAAGTAGGATACATAACTAAAAATGATTTTATATTATGACACAAGAAGAAATATTAAAGAAAGGTGCACCAATAGAACCTAACTGTTTTGAAACAGACAGAGAGGAGCAATGGTACAAGGTCGGACTGTATGAGGGTGCAACTGCAAGCCCTTGGCACTTTGTTGCAGACGGGGATTTGCCCCTAAAAGCAAAGAACAACAACAGAATAGAGTTTTCAGTAGAAGTTTTAGTACAACTTGATAAAAACAGATTTGCTCTTGGCCGTTACGATTACACCTATAAAAGTTGGTATGTAGGGCTACAAAGAGTATATCCTACTCATTGGGTGGAGATACCTAAGTTACCAACAGAATAAAAATAATGAATTATGAAAACATACGTAATCACACTATCAAGACATTTCCTTGCTAATCACAAACGAGCAGGGGAAGAAACACATTTCAAAGAGAAGTTCCTATTTGGACAGGGTCTTACAGATTATGATACCCCGTCCTTGGCGAAGATACACACCATACGGGCAAATTATCAACTATGGGAGAAACGCATCAAGGAAGTACAAGAGGGGCGTGCTGCATTATCTATCCGACAGTGGATGGGCAAACCGTACAGGAGCAAGCAGGTGGAAATTGCAACGCTAACAGCCGAGAATGGCGTTGGTGTGCAGAAACTCGAATTTTACAATAACACTCTTGGGCTGTGCCATATAGGCATTGTCTATCAGAGAAAATATGAGTTAGCCCACTATGATGGACTTTCATTTGAGGACTGGGAAGAGTGGTTTAAAGGTTACGACCTTTCAAAACCGATGGCAATTATTCATTTTACTAAATTCAGATATTAAGATGAAAATATTAGTACAATTCAGTGGTGGTAAAGATAGCCAAGCCTGCTTAATTAAGGCCGTAAACGATTATGGAAAAGGTAAAGTTACGGCAGTGTTTTGCGATACAGGCTGGGAGAGCCCTGTTACCTATGAGCATATTCACAATGTCTGTAAGCAATTAGGCGTAGAGCTGATTATGCTCAAAAGCAAGAAGTACAAAGACTTTGTGGATATGAGCATTAAAAAATGGCGTTTTCCATCATCGCAGAGACGGTTCTGTACTTCGGAACTGAAAGTAATACCGATGATAGATTATATTCTCTCACAAGATGAGAGTTTCATTATCATTCAAGGCATCAGAGCAAAGGAAAGCAAAGCACGTGCAGGCTATGATGTGGAGTGCTTGTATTTCAAGGAGTACTTCAATAATGAAGTGAAAGGGCTATATCACAAGAAAGCCGTGCTCGAATGGTGCGAGACACACGATGCAAGCGTACTGCGCCCAATTTTTCATTGGTCTGCACAAGAGGTGATAGATTATATACTCGCAAACGGTCAGCGTCCAAATCCTTTATATGAAAGAGGCTTTGCGCGCGTCGGCTGCTTCCCTTGCATTATGTGCAGAAAGCGTGAAATACAACTTATTTCTAAAGATGAATGGGCGGCAAAACGACTAATAGATGCAGAACAGAGAATGAAAGATGAAACTGAGAAAGGCTCGTCTTTCTTTTCACCCGGTTACATTCCCGCCCGCTTCTGTTCTAACGGACAATATCCAACGGTGCAAGAGGTGTTCAAGTATGTAAACCGTAATGATGCAGAGCTTGATATGTTTGAGCCGAAGGGAGGTTATAGTTGCATGAGTTTGTATCATGGGCTGTGTGAATGAAATTATCATTAAATATTAAAGGTTATGGACCATCGTGATTTTTTCAACAAAGTGGCATTGATGCGCCAACTACAAAAAGAATACTTCCGCACGAGAAGTAGGTCAGTTCTTACAAATTGTAAGAATATAGAGAGTGAAGTAGACGCGGAAGTAAAGCGTGTAAACGCTATTATGGAGCGTAGGCAAAAGGAATAATAACAGTTAAAATGAAAGAATTATGAAGAAACTTATTTTATTATCAGTGTTAGCGTTTGTAATCACTTCTTGTGGCTACGAGATTAGGAAGAAACCCGAACCACCTAAGCCGAAATTGACAAAGGAGCAGATACGGAAGCAAGAGTATGAGCAAAGGCTGAAAGACTACGAGGTTAAGTTCTTATTTGAATGTGACGGCGTAAAGGTGTATCGGTTTTACGATGGTAAATATGTCTATTTCACTAATGCAAACGGAATGACACATTACCAATATACTACGATGAATGGGAAGTATTCTCACACGGCGCATAGAGTTCAATCTATTAACACAAGGAGGTAATATGAAAAGAGTAAACAAACCAAATAAAAATGGTTATATCGAAATCGACTTTGACGGCAACGTTAAAGCAGGTTTCAAGGTAGAAAATGGATGCATTGTAGTCTTAGGGGCTATGGACGGATATGGAAGACCAATCAAAATAGAAGATTAATTATGAGGATAAAGAACGAAGCGGAACTGCTATCAACGTTCTGCGATAAAAATGAATTTAGGCAATTATTAAGAACACCTTTTCTCAATACTAAGTACAACGAGGTATGGAGTACGGATGGGCACGCTCTTATTAGAATAAAGCCCGAAAGACTTGTTGGTGAATATTCTAAAGGAGAATTGAACCTACCCCCGTTAGAATGCCCATGCAAAAAGAAAATCACTATTGACGCAATAAATAGGGCGTTGGATGAATGCCCGAAAGTCGATGAGGAAATTGTTATCCAAGATGCGGTAGAATGCAAGGAATGTGACGGAAGTGGTGAAGTGTATTGGGAATACACCGACAATAATTGCCATACCCACGAGCGTTTATTCGACTGTCCTGTATGTAATGGCACTGGGGAGATTACACCCGAAAAAACGAAGAAAACTGGAAAGAAAAGAGCAGAAGAGAAAGCAATTATCAATGTTGGTAATGCTTATATCTTCGCATACAATATCTATAAACTAAAGTTTGCAATGGACTTTCTTGGCATTACCTCTGTGGAGTTGGCATACAACCCTGAAAGAGGTGCAAGCGAGTTTGTTTTAGATGGCGATATACGTATAGAACTCTCGCCTATGTTATTCGACCATATTTGTAAATGTAGTGCAAAATTAGAATTAATATAACTATAATAACAAAAGAAAAGAATTATGAAAATAGAATTACAAGCAGGTGATACAATAACCATTCCTGAAGGCTGCAAAGCTGTTATTAAGGATGGGAATATAGTATTTAAGAAAGAGCATAAGTTTAAAAATGGAGATATACTCCATTCCATAGATACTGATGTAATAGTCATATTTAAGGAAATGGAGAGAGGCAGTAGTATATATTTTTACTCTCATTATAACGCTAATTGTGATACTAATGGGTGTTGGAATAGCACAGCTTTTCGTTATGCTACAGATGTAGAAAAGCAACTACTCTTTGATAAGATGAAAGAACAAGGTCTGTGGTGGAATGCAGAAGAGAAGCGAGTAGAGAAGATTAGGTGGAGAGCCAAGTACGGAGAAGAATATTGGTATGTTACATCATCATGCTCTGTTGCTGGTGACTTCATGCGAGAAGAAAATTCACTAACTGGCGAAGGTGCAATAGAGGATTGGGCTGGGTACAACCATTTCCGAAAGAAAGCACAGGCCGCTGAAGCTGCAAAGCGAGTAAAAGAAACTCTACGAAAGTATCACGAGGAGATAGGAGAATAAGATATGAAAGCAAGAATTATTGAAACAGGGGAGGAAATAACAATTATCGGTATTTCTAAAGAATGGGGAACTGCTCAATATTACGGCAACGATGGTATATATCGTCAACGCATCTTTCACGATAGGGATTTAGAGCTACTTGACACAACGGAAAGCCCTATTGATTGGGAACAACGACGCTACGAAATAGCAAAAGAGGCTATGAACGGACTTTTGTCTGCTCCTGTTGTAGCTGGAGTTAACCCAAACCCAAGCTACAAAGATATTGCAACGTTTTCTGTAAGGCTTGCCGATGCGCTAATCAAAGAACTGAAAGGAGATAAGGAATGAAGAAAAACTTCATATACCATCATGCAGAAGATTATACATTGATAATGTTAAGTGACGGAGAGGGAATTTGCTCCGTATCCATAGACGAAAACATAAAGTCTTGTGCTTGCATATACAATCTAAGTGTTGAGGAAAAGTATCGAAGAATAGGGTACGGAAATATGCTACTTGAAGAAGCAGAAAAAGTAGCACAAAAACTGGGAGCAAATGTAGTATCATTAGCTGCTGAAAAAGATAAGTTCACGGCTAATTGGTATAAACGAAAAGGATATAAACCTCTGTTTTCAGACAAAGAATACATCACATTTTATAAAAGTATTGAAAAATGAAGATAATTAGAAACAGTATTATCCCTTGCAAAGGGTTCACAGCAATAAATCTCTTCGGAGTAATATTCGTGCGAAAGAAAATACGACCGCAACATAACATCAGTATATACGATTGGGACAAAATGATCAATCACGAGCTGATACACACAGCACAGATGAAAGAGCTGCTATACCTCCCGTTCTATCTACTGTATGGCATGGAATGGCTCATACGGTTGGTTATGTACAGGAACGCAAAGGAAGCCTACTGCAATATTTCCTTTGAACGAGAGGCATACGATATGCAAAACAACTTCCACTATATCATTGATAAAGAACGCAAGCCGTATGCCTTTCTCAAATACATAAGACGAAAGAGTACACAGGTATAGATATTGGGGCGTAAAAACCCCGCAAACACAAATATTTCAAACGTTTAACAAATACAATTATGGCAAATTATGGTATCAAAATCGACCTCTTGAAACTCAAAGGGGCGTTCATGCGAAATCTGAAAGGAAAAGAGGCAACAAAACGCTGTCTTATTATCCCCGTTGATGATTGCGACGGCATATATCTCGGCGAAAAGGGTTGCTATCTGAACATGACGGCTATCGCCATGCAAGAGCCGAAGTACACCGACACTCACTGCATCAAGGTAAACCTGCCAAAGGAGGAGCGAGAGGCTATGACAGAGGAGGAGCGCAACGCAATACCTATCCTCGGCGGGCTGCACGCTGTGGAGGCGAAGCAAGCAACAATGGAGGTGAACGGTACACTCTGGCAGGACGCATTTGCGCCCAGCGACGATGATCTGCCGTTCTGATGTAAAACCAAGCGGGCTGCGCCATGTGTTACGGGCGGGGTGAGTTATAAAGCTGCCCCGCTTTTAACCATCCAAAGCGTTTTCAGCCCGCACAAACCATTTTCTTATTATGAACAGGCAAGTTATAAAGACAACAAAGAAAAGCCGACAGACGGCAAATAAGTCTCAAATAAGGGATGTCTTCACGGTTATATGCAAGACCGATTTGGGTGTTGAGTGTGTCAAGGAGTACAAGTTTCACCCCGAGCGGCGGTGGCGCTTTGATTATGCAGTCCCCGCGTACAAGATAGCCCTCGAAGTGGAGGGTGGCGTGTGGACACAGGGGCGGCACACACGACCGCAGGGTTTCCTCGGAGACATAGAGAAATACAATACCGCAACGCTTATGGGTTGGCGGGTATTTCGCACAACACCAACAGACTTATATCGAACAGCAACCATAAATTTGCTTAAATCAGCCATAAACACCCCTTTTTTACCTCAAAAGTGATTATATAATAAACATTTTGAGTATTTTTGTAGCAAATATAAGTAATTCATTATGAAAACAGAAATCGTAAAATTATCGCAAATACAAGTTAACGGGGCAAATCCTCGAACTATCAGCAATGAAAAGTTCGATAAGCTGATTAACAGCATCCTCGTGCTTCCCAAAATGCTCGAACTACGCCCGATAGTAGTTGATGATACCTTTGCCGCACTTGGCGGCAATATGCGTCGCAGGGCATTAACGGCGATTGAAAGCATGTCAGTAGATGAACTTGCACAACGTTTGTCAGGGCTTCGCGACTACCAAAAGAAAACAGAAGCCGAAAAGCAGCAGCTCGTCGAGTATTGGGGAAAGTGGAAAGAAACCCCAACAGCTCCAGTTATTAAGGCTTCTGAATTATCGGAAGACGAACGCAAGGAGTTTATCATCAAAGATAATGTCGGGTATGGATCGTGGGATATGGATATGCTTGCTAACGAGTGGGACAGCCAAGACCTCGACGATTGGGGGCTTGATGTGTGGCAGGATAACAGCGACGGAGAGGGAGAAAGCAGTACGAGCGACAGTAGCCCTGCCAACGCCTCGTTGAACGACCGTTTTGTTGTACCACCATTCTCTATCCTCGACACGCGCAAAGGCTATTGGCAAGCCCGCAAGAAGATGTGGCGAGAGCTTATCGGCGATATGGGAGAGAGCCGCAACGACACGCTTATACAGTCGCCCGAAATCAAATACAAGGACTTGTATCAACGCACACGCAAACACAGAGAGGAACTCGGGCTGTCATTCAAGGACTACCTCGAAAAATATGTACCCGATGATGTGAAAGAACGCGAGGCGGGCAAAGTACTGTCAGCAGGGGTTTCGTTGCTCGATCCCGTTATGGCAGAACTCGTCTGCCGTTGGTTCGGGCTGGAAAGCTGCAAATCCTTTGACTGCTTTGCTGGCGATAGCGTCTTCGGCTATGTATCGGCACACCTCGGTAATGAGTTTGTGGGTATAGAACTCCGTCCCGAACAGGCTCAACTCAATAACGAGCGCACGGAGGGTATGGCTGCCCGTTACATCTGCGACGATGGGCAGAATGTAGCCAAGCACATCAATGCAGACAGCCAAGACCTATTGTTTAGCTGCCCGCCGTATTTCGACCTCGAACATTACAGCGACCTTGAAAACGACGCAAGCAATCAAAAGTCATACAATGATTTCATACAGATACTCCATAACGCTTTCACGGCGGCTATTGGCTGCTTGAAAGAAAACCGCTTTGCTGTTATCGTTGTCGGCGACGTGCGGGATAAATCGACAGGCTTTTATTATGATTTCTGTGGCGACATTAAGCGGATATTCAAAGATGGCGGCATGAGCCTGTACAATGAGATTATCCTTATTGAAACGGGCGTAAGTACAGCCCTGCGGGCTTCCCGATATATGGAGAGCCGCAAGGTTGCCAAGATGCACCAAAATATCCTCGTGTTCTATAAGGGCAAGACAAAAGACATCAAGAAACACTATAAAAAGATTGAATATGCAAGCGAAGATTTGGAACTTTTCAGAGTGGATTCGGGAAACGAACCCACAGAAGCTACGGACGCTGTTTGACAACGCCCTCCGTAAGGCGGGATTTAACATCCTGTGCTTTACTGACCACCATTTCACACCGCAGGGTTATACGGCATTGTGGCTTTTGACAGAGAGCCATTTTGCCGTACACACGTTCCCCGAGTTCGGTAAAACCTACATTGAATTATCATCGTGTAATCTCGAATTCTATCAAGAATTCCTAAAACTGACAGAGCATTATGAGTAAAGCACAGCAACAGCGGCGCAATCAGTTCAAAGCAGCCCGCCTTGAAATCGTAGCGCAACTTTATAAACGCGGTTATAGTATTCGCGCTATACGGGCAGAGGTCATGCGCCGTCTTGATTTAGCAACCTACTCCACACAGACCGTACACAAAGATGTACAGACGTTGCTAAAGGAGTGGCGCGAAAGCCGCTTGGAAGATATGGATGATGCCCTACAGCTCGAACTCACCCGAATTGATGATACGGTACAGGAATTGTGGGAGCAGTGGGAGAAATCGAAAGAGGACTACACAAGAACACAACGCAAGCGCAAGGGCGCACCTGCACGCAGTGGTAACCAAGACAACAACAGCCCCGATGGTGGCATACGCACTTTTAGCGTCGAGGAAAAGACACAGCAGGTAATAATGCTTGGTAATCCGGCTTATATCGCAGAAATACGGCAACAATTAGCAGAACGACGTAAGCTGCTCGGATTGTACGCCGCAGAGAAACGAAATATCACGGAGGAAGTAACAGTGCATCGCTCTCCTTGCGACATGTCCGTTGAGGAGATAGAGGCGGAAATAAAGGCTTTGAAACTAAGCGAATAAATGGACAGGCTTCGGCAACTTGAAAGGGAATTGAAGCGGAGGAAAGCCTTTTTGTCTTTCCCCGACTTTCTTGATTACACTGATGGGAATTATGACCGTCAATGGTTTCACACGCTAATTGCCGAGAAATGCCAAGATTTGCTCTTGGGGAAGCTCCCAACAAACCGCTTAATGGTGTTTGTACCGCCGCAGCATGGTAAGTCCGAGATAGTAAGCCGAAAATTCCCCGCTTGGGCTTTGGGATATAACCCGAAGATTAAGATAGTAGGGACTTCTTACGCTGTAAGTCTTGCACACGGCTTCTCTCGCGCTATACAGCGCGCACGATTGACAGTACAGAATATCATGAGGTTTTCCCCGCTACATTTCTTAACTCACAGAATGTGGCAACAGACGCTAAGCGCGGCTATCTACGCAATATCGATATCTTTGAGACAGTCGGACATGGTGGCTTTTACAAGGCGGTTGGTATTGGAGGAGGTCTCACGGGTACACCTGTTGACCTCGGTATCATTGATGATCCCGTGAAAGACGCTATCGAAGCGGCGTCTCCAACCTATAGGGAGCGGGTGTGGAGTTGGTACACAGACGTTTTTTTGACGCGTCTACACAACAATTCAAAGATTGTGTTCATTATGACACGTTGGCATGAAGATGACCTTGCGGGGCGGCTGCTTGACCGCGAGCCCAGCAAGTGGACAGTCGTGTGCATACCTGCCATACGTGAGGATATGGAACTGAAAGAAGACCCACGGCGTATCGGTGAGGCGTTATGGGAGGAGCGACACTCGTTGGAACGCTTGAAAGAGGCGGAACAACAAAGCCCACGCACTTTTGCTGCTCTATATCAGCAACACCCAACCGTTGATGGTGGTAACATCATAAAACGGGAATGGTTTAAGCATATCAAAGTGGCAGAGTTCAAGCGCATACACGATGGCGAGCCAATAGTCTTCTTCCTCGATACAGCCTATACCGATAAAACCAACAATGACCCGTCGGGTATCATAGCGACCTGTAAGATTGGCGGCGACCTATATATAACTCACGCCCACAAGGTAATGATGAAATTCCCCGACCTTATCCGTTTCATACCGCAGTACGCCCAAGAACATGGTTATAACCGCCGTTCCAGCATACGCATAGAACCAAAGGCCAATGGTATATCTGTCATTGACCAACTCAAAGCCACATCGGGGTTGAATGTTGTAAGTACGCCCTCACCACGTGACAGTAAAGAAACGCGCCTTTATGCAGCCTCTCCGACAGTGGAATGCGGGCGCGTAATACTTGTTGAGGGGGCATGGAACGAAGCTTTTGAGGACGAAATATGCGGGTTCCCAGCCAAGCCACACGACGAATACGTGGACATTCTCGGCTATGCCATCGATTATCATGTTGGCAACCCGTTCAAGACAATAGACCTCGGCAGATTATCCAAACTTGTATAATAACAATTAAAATCAATAATAATATGACAATTCAAGAAATCCTAACCTCTACGGAGTTGACAGCCGCTGAAAAGGTGGTAGCATTGCAAGAGAAGATAATTAATGTTCCTGTTTGGTCAGGGCGTTATGGGCTTGTCCAACAGTTCGACCCTACTAAACATCCAGTGATGAACAAGCGTAAATATCCCGACATTGTTTCAGATGATGGGGTTGAGTATGTTACCCGTGTTACTTGCGACTTGCAACGGCTTGCCACAAAGCGTATGACGGAGCTTTGCTGTGGTATACCCGTTAAACGTGTGTATCGTCCGGAGAATAATATGCAGAAAGAGATAGCATCGTACATTGAGACCATTTTCAACCGCAACCGTATCAACAGCGTAAACGTTGAGCGTCTGAACATGCTATTTGCAGGCTGTGAAGTAATGACATTGTGGTATGCCGTTGAAAGCAAGAACAACATCTACGGCTTTGATAGCCCATTGAAATTCCGTTGTCGTAACTTTTCCCCTATGCTTGGCGACGAACTTTACCCCCTATTCGATGAGTACGGCGACATGATAGCAATGTCGGTAGGTTACACCCGCAAGGTTGGCAAAAAGTCAATACAGTATTTCGATGCTTATTCCTCGGAAAAGCATGTCAAATACAGCAACGATGGTGGAGAGTGGACGGAGGTAGAAAACGAAAATATAACTGTTGGAAAAATCCCAGCAATATACATCTATCGCCCGACACCGATATGGGAAGACACCTCGAAAACTGTGTACGAGATAGAATGGGCTTTGTCACGTAACGGTAATTACCTGCGTAAGAACTCCAAGCCACGCTTTATCGTGTTTGCTGATGAAGTTATCAATTACGGAGACGAGAAAAACGAGAACAGCGAGTTTATGTCGGTTATGCAGTACCCGAAAGGATCAACAGCGCAATATGTTACGTGGGAACAGGCTGTTGAAAATCTAAAATTCTATGTAAACGAATTGCGCTCCATGTTCTTTACGCAGTTGCAGCTTCCCGATTGGTCTTACGAGAAGATGTCGCAACAGGCATTGTCGGGAGAGAGCCGTAAGCAGCTGTTTATTGATGCGCAAATGAAAGTGAACGATGAGAGTGGGCGGCTCTTGGAGGGCTTCGACCGCGAAATCAACGTGATAAAGGCCTTTCTTAAAACGGTTCTCCCCGAGCCTTATCACAGCGATATAGACGCTTTGAAAATTGAAACGAAAATAACACCGTTCTCTATTACGGACACAAAGGAAACCGTCGATATGCTTATGACGGCCAACGGCGGCGAACCTATTATGTCGCAGCGTGAGAGTATCGAAGAGTTCGGGCACAGCGATGATGTGGATAAGACACTTGAAGAGATAGCCCAGCAGGGAGTAGAAGACGCTTTTAATCTGACTGAATGATAGACTATGGCTGTACGGAATTACAACAGGCGGGAACGGCAGGTTAAGGAACCCCACAAATACCATTGCCGAGACTGCGCCAACAGCTATGATTGGCACAGCAAGGCTATAGACGGGCATTTGATACTCTGCCGTTGCCCCTATAAACAACAGAGCGGGAAGTTCTGTATCTTCTTAAATGATCCGCAGTGTGAACGATTTATACTCCGCACATCAAATGAAGAAGCTAAATAAATACGACCTGCGCCATAAACGCAATATCAAGGTCTACGAGTTGCAGATGGACGCTATCTATCGCGAAGCTATCCGCGAAGCAGTCTCCATAAGCGGCACAGTGGGGCAAATCAAGCCCGACACGCTGTTTTCTTTCGATGATTACCCGATTACACGCAAACGGATAGAAAACCTTATGTCGGGGCTGAAATCGCGTATGCAAGCCGTTGTCTTGAATGGTATCAATACGGAATGGACATTGGCCAACAACAAGAACAGTGAACTCGCCAACCGTGTATTCGGCAAAAATGTCGGAAAACTTTCAGAGGCACAATACCGCCGTTATTACAGCACGAACGAGGAAGCTCGGGATGCTTTCGCGCAGCGTAAAACGGGTGGACTAAACCTATCGCAAAGGGTATGGCGTTATACAGAGCAGTTCAAGGAGGAAATAGAAATGGGGCTTGATATTGGCATACGCAGCGGGCGGTCTGCTGATGAAATGAGCCGCGACCTGCGGCAATATCTTAAACAGCCTGACAAACTATTTCGCCGTGTGCGTGATGAACACGGGCAGTTGCAGTTGTCGAAGCGTGCGAAAGCATATCATCCAGGACAGGGCGTTTACAGAAGCAGTTACAAAAATGCCCAACGGCTTGCTGCGACAGAAACCAACATGGCTTACCGTGCATCAGACCATTTACGCTGGCAGCAGATGGATTTCGTCGTAGGCATTGAAATACACCTGTCGAACAACCATACGCTCAATGGCAAGCCATTTCACGATATATGCGATGATTTACAAGGTCGTTATCCGAAAGATTTTGTTTTCAAAGGATGGCACCCCTACTGTCGATGTTTCGCTACATCCATCTTAAAAACGCCCGAAGAAATCGCAAAAGACACGCAGAAAATACTCAATGGCGAGGCCGTAGATGATGAGAGTGTGAACCGCGTTGATGATGTTCCGCAGGTATTCAAGGATTGGCTTACCGAAAACGACGAACGCATACAAAGGGCTTCGAGTGTGCCTTACTTCATGTCTGACAACACAAAATACACGGGCGTACAGCCATCTTACGGAACGGTTGGGGCTGTAACAGGTACAAAGCTCGGGCGTGCGGCGACAAAGGCGGCATTCAAAGTGTACGAGGATATGCCCGCTCCTACACTCACACAGGAAGTGCGAGACAACACCGCAGCCATAGCTTCATCCATGGGAATAAAGACACCACCCAAACCTATGCCGTTCTTGGACGCAAACGAGGGACGAAGCAATGTATCATACGGCAAGGGCGACGAGTTCGCTGCTAATTGCCAAGCTGCTGTTGCTGTGCACGAAGCGAGGCTTCGCGGGTTGAATGTTACCTCACTCGGTTACGACAGCTCAACGAATAGTGTATCTTACCAACTTGGGGAACATTTCGAGAATATTTGGCAACACCCCAAAACAGGGAAAACACCCACACCCACCATGCTCCGTGCACCGTCCTTTGATAACATGCTCGGGAAAATTGATACAGCGACAAAAGCGGTGGGGCGTTATCATATCGGCATAAACATGTCAGGCAACAGGGGGCATGTAATTACGGCAGAACGTTTCCCCGACGGGCGGATAATGTTCTATGACGCGCAAAACGGCGCATTCCTCAAACTTGAAGAATACGCCGTAAGCGGAGTTGAATATTTCGAGGTTCTGAAAGTTGATAAACTGATCTTGCGCCGCGATTTATTCAAAGAGATTGCCCGTCGGCTCTGAACGGTTGTTGTATGCCCAATATATCTCATCAAAATTAAGTACCCGTTGGACTTTCCCTGCGGGGTTTATTTTGATTATATGCGGATGTCCTGTGTAACGGGGGCGACCTGTATAGTCGAGATGGAAATACCTGTACCCGTTACGCTCGGCGGATGCTTGCAGGATATTGCAGCCGTGCTTGCCAGCATATCGTTTTGCTATTTCGTTGTAATCTTTCATCCGTTTGCAAAATTAGTTATTTTTCTTAGGAACCCTGCATTTTCGTTTTTCTTTTTCACCCGTCAACGATTAAAACGTCGAATTTACTTATTTCTTTGCGCTGTGTCACATTCAAATTTATTTTGTGTATAATTTGCCGTCTCAAAAATTTTAATGCGTTATACGCGCTTATTTCGCGTTTTTCGCAAAATCTGTTCTTTCGTGATTTTGCATCGCCGCCCCTCATAGGGGGTGCCATGCGATACGCCGATGTTCCACAGGCGGGTTACCTTGCAGCCGATTTGTCTCGCTGTGAACACCTCGTAGATGGCGGCGAGACTGTGGAAATAGAACTCCGTGCGTTCGTCTACTCCCAACAGGGGCGGTTCTTT